AAGCAGTTCTTAAAATTTACGGAGATATCGGAGAAAGTGATCCGATGATGGAGATGTTCGGCATGAGCGACAGTTGTATCTCAGCCAAAGATGTCTCCGAGTTCCTGGATGAGAACAAAGATGCTAAAGAAATACTTGTCAAGATCAACTCCAGGGGTGGTGACGTGCAGGAAGGCTGGGCAATAAATGATCTACTCACCACATCAAGCAAAAAAATAACTACAGTTGGCGAAGGCAAAGTTTACTCTATTGCCACAATCATATTCCTGGCAGGATCCACTCGCCAGATGCTCAAGAACGCTGACGGTTTAATTCATAACCCATACATCCCTCCTTATACATTAGCTGATAAATACGAATCAGATGATCTGACAAAGATCGCTGAAGGCTTGCAGCAGGAAGAAGCTAAGATACTCGACTATTATGTTGAGCGGACCGGTGCCGAAGAGTCTAAGCTGGCCGAATATATGAGTGAGGACACTAAGTTGTCAGCTGAAGATATGCTGTCGCTTGGATTTGCAACAGAAATAGTTGAGCCTGTAATGGCATTCGCATATTTAAAACCAAAAAATACATTTAATATGAATCCTAAAGAAGAGGCAAAATTCATGGAGAAAGTAGGTAATAAAATTACTGAAGTTATCTCTGCTCTCGGTCTATCACGTATCGAGGAGAAGAACCTGACGCTTACTGATACTGACGGCAATGAGCTGACTATCGAGAAAGAAGAAGGAGAACCTGTTGTTGGAGATAAGGCATCTCCTGATGGAACATTTGTGCTTGAGTCAGGTAAGACTATCGTTGTAACAGACGGTGAGATAGCTGAGATCACTGAAGCAGAGGTGGAGCCAACCGACAAGGAAGAGCTTGATAAGGCCAATACTAAGATTGCGGATCTTGAAAAAGAGATTGTTGATCTTAAGGCAGCTGCTGATGTTAAGTCAGAAGCAGAGAACGCTCTTGAAGCTGAGAAGGAAAAGGCTGTCGCTCTTGTACAAGACCTACAGGCAATGAAGAACTCATGGAAGCCTGAAGGCAGGACCAATGATAAGAAGATGGGCAAGGTTGATGGTATTGATCTTGACCGGGTAAAAGAAATACAGGAACTTAATAAAACTAAATAAGTACTCATGGCAGCATCAATTAATCTATCCGCACTAACTTTCTCTGCTGACCAGCTCAGGCAGATGAATGAACTCGTTGTAACAGCAGTCCTGGAAGCTCCAGAGATGAATCTGTTTCATACGTTACATCCAGGCATCAAGAACGATGCTCAGATCGGGATAATCCCCGGCACTCTCGGCCTAATAGGAAAAGCAGCTCAGGGTTGTTCTCCTACAGCCGACACTCTGACCGATACAGCAGTGCTTAAGACTTGGACTCCTAAGCGCATCGAGATGATACTTGATCAGTGTGCAACTGATATCGCTTCGTCTATGGCTAAGCTTGCTCGCAAGCTCGGAACAGAGGTGAACGACCTGACCGGGACAGAGTATTTTGCATTCATCCTTGGCCTTCTTGAGAAAGATATCCCCAAGATGATCTTCCGTCATGCATGGTTTGGAAACACTGCTGCTGCAAATGTATCGGATAGTCCTGCCGGAGTTATCACTGACGGAGTTGATACTGATTACTTTAACGTGATCAATGGGTTCTTCTATCAGCTGGCTACTATTTACGGAACTACTGCTGCCAGATTAACTGCTATCTCAGGAAACAGTCAGGCAACTTTCTCATTGCAGGATAGTGTTTTGACTCCTGCCCTGGCTTATGCCGATGTGAATACTGTTGTTGACAGTGCTTTGGCTGAGCTTGCTGCTCAACCTGACAGAGTGCTTCTTATGACTCGCAGTGTGAATCAGAAGCTACGCAGGCACCTGATCTCTCTTGGTACTGTGTACGATGTGGAGATTGCCAAAAATGGCATGGAGGTTGGAAACTATGATGGTATTAAGACAATCACTATTCCTCTATGGGATCAGTGGATCAGAGCTTACGAGAGCAACGGTACCAAGTACAACAATCCTCACAGGGTTGTTTATACAACCGAATCCAACCTTAACATTGGTATGGAAGGAACCTCACTATTTGATAACGTTAATTCATTTTACGATCAATATACTCGTCAAAATAGGATTGAGGCATCAGACGCTTTCGATGCGAAAATAATCGATGATAGGCTGGTACAGGTAGGAATCTAAAAAACTAAAAGCTATGGCTTGTAATAAAATTGCAGCGAGTATCCTTGAGAATTGTGCCAGAATTGTACCTGGCATTAAGGATAACGCTTATCTGATAAATTTCGATGATGTTGATAAAGATGCCTGCGGCTTTGATCCGGATAATCCGCTTCTCTTGACTCAGCTTGTTTTGAAAACTGCATCCCCGGCTTTGACAGCATTTCAGATGCAGGGATTCAACTTCTCAAATGAGCATAAGACAGAGATGGTTAAGAAGACGTATCAGAAGTCATGGGAGCATGGTTTTGTCTTTCGCATTTTCGATAACACACCTGAAGATAAATTGTGGATCGAGCAGGCTACTCATAGCAGGTTCTTGATCATTCAGGAGAACAACTATAATAAGTCTCTCAGCTCTCCTTATGGAAGAACCGTTTTTGAGGTTCTCGGATGGGACTTTGGGCTTGAAGTAAATGCAGCAGAGAGAGATGCAAACTCTGATGAGCTGTTGGGTGGGTGGTTAATAACTGCCGGATGCTCCGACCTGCTTAAAGAGTCAATGCCTCCTTTGGCCTTGTTCGTTGGTGGTACTATCACCAATACAAGATCGGCAATAGCAGCATTACTGTAATATAAGGGGCAGGCTAATCCCTGCCCTCTTTTATATGATTCAGGAAGTAATATCTTTTGCTCGGGAATATATCAATAACCCACAAGCCCGGAATCCTGAGAGGAAGAGAAAAATAAAAGCCGCATTTAAACAGCTTACCGGGGAGAATTTAAGAGGCTCGTGTGGCACTTGTTATATTGAAGCATTAATAAAAATCAAACGCACAATGGAAAAGTCACAATCTCGTTACCAACTTAAGCCCGGAGCATTACTTGAAGCCTTCGGTGATGTGTCAAAGACATGCACCAATGATAGTCTGACAGATGAGCTTGCCGAGTGGCATCTTAAGAACAATCCAGGATGTATTAAATGGTTCTCTAAAGTACCATCAGCGAAGGAGCTGGCTGCAGAAGCTAAAGCTGAAGCTAAGTTTAAAGAGGCTAAGGAACAGGCTGCCGAAGAAAAGAAAGCTGATAAGAAAAAAAGATAAGATATGAAAGTTTCCGCAGCCAAGACACAGACCAGGGTTGAGCGGAACGTCTATCTCACCTCTAAGCACATAAAGAGTTATGGTCAGGATAATGACTATCCTCAGAAGGTTCTGGAGATTGTTGGCAGTTCCGGCACAGGCAAAGTTTGTGTTAATATCCACGTCAAGTTTGTAAACGGTAATGGCTTTGTTGATACTACTCTCAACGATGCTGTATTAAATGACCGTCAAGAGAAGGGATCCTCCCTGCTAAGGAAGTTTGCAAAAGACTTCGTTAATTTTTATGGATTTGCCTGCCTGGTTAAGTACGATGGACTCGGACAGCCAGTAGAATATTACAATATACCATTTGAGCATTGTCGGATAGAGATAGACAAGAACAAAAAATATACAGGAAGGATATCCGTTTATCCAGACTGGACAAATATCACAGGCATATCATTTAAGAAGGATGAGGTTGTTACTCTAAACAGATACAACCCTGCCACTGTAATTGATGAGATGGCAGCAGCTGGTGGACCGAAGTTATACAAAGGACAAATATATTATTTCACAGGCGATGGGGATCTTGAATACCCTGTCTCCCCTTTTGATCCTGTTGTTACTGATATGCTCACTGAAGAGAGTGTTTCCACTGTTAAGCACCGTAATGCGAAGTTTAACTTCCTCCCCTCCGGAATACTTGTCCGCAAAGGGATCAAGCCTATCACCACAGCAGAGGGAAGCATTGATCGTGAATCTGAATATAATAAGGAGCAGGAAGAGAGTGCGCAGGAAATTAAGAGGATGCAGGGCGATGAGAACACTTCCAAGATATGGGTTGTCGATGTGGATGCCGATGAGGAGGCTCCTGAGTTTATTCCATTTGATGCTAAGAACTATGATAAGCAGTATGAATATACAGAGGGGACCGTTCAGGATAATATAGGTCGTATGTTTATGGTTCCTCCAATACTAAGGGGTGTCGATATCGGTGCCGGGTTTGGAGCTACTCTGATGCAAGAGGCTTATGACTATATGAACTCGGTCACAACTGATGAGAGGAATATGCTGGCGAGTGTCTTTGCTGATATAACTAAATATTATTCAGTTGCATTTACAGACTTTGAGATTGAACCATTAGAGTATATTTCGACCGGAAAAAAAGTTGATAAGGATATGCTTACTGACCTCACAAAGAATGAGCGCAGGGAGTTGATAGGATACGAGCCTTCTAAGGAAGCGACCAGCAATGAGGTTCTACTTGTCGAGACCCTTGGAGTTGGAGGCACACAGTCGCTAATAGGTATCGTGAGCAACCCGGAACTTACATCTGATCAAAAGACTAAGCTGCTGGTTAAGCTGTTTGCATTCACTGAGGAAGAGGCCATTAATATTATAGGAGGGATCGAGGAATGATAGCATTTGTTACAAAGGCAGATCTTGATGGATATAAGCATGTT